GACATCACCTTGGGCGCCTTGAACACCTTGAACGCCTTGTGGTCCAGTCGCGCCTGTTGCTCCAGTGAATCCTGTAAGTCCACTAGGACCAGTTGGACCTGTAGGTCCGGCGACCGTGCTTACTTCACCTTCTGGGCCTGTAGGTCCAGCACTACCCGCAGGTCCAGTTGGACCTTCGACAGTTGAATCTAAACCAATAGGACCTGTTGGGCCAGTTGGACCTGTTGGGCCAGTTGATCCTGTTGGGCCAGTTGATCCTGTTGGACCAATGTCAGAACTTGCCCACTCAACCCAGTATGAATCGTAGTAAACATAATTGCGTGCGTTGTTTGTGTTGAACCACACATCGCCTTCAATAGGAGACGCGGGAGTAGTTGCTGAAACATAAAAAGTTCCGTTAGCTCCAGTTGGACCAGTTTCACCTAAAGGACCCGTAGGTCCTTGCGGACCAGTTTCTCCAACGGAACCAGCTGCACCAGCTGCACCAGCTGCACCAGCTGCACCAGTTGGCCCAGTATCTCCTTGTAAACCCTCAGAACCTGCTGGTCCAGTCTCTCCAACAAAAGCATAAGGATTCCAGTAAACACCAATAGATGTATCCGGTGGAATAGAATCGTTAGTAGCAAGACATATGTAGTAACTACCTAAGTAGTTAACAATTTCACCAGGCGCATATCCGTTTGGTGAAACTCTTGTTGGATCCCAAATAAATGCAGCATTTCCTGTATCGCCTTTAGCTCCAGTAGGACCAAGTTCACCCTGCGCTCCTGTTGGACCAACCTCACCTTGAGAACCAGTCAAACCCGTGTCGCCAGTAGGACCAAGTTCACCCTGCGCTCCTGTTGGACCTAGAGGACCAGTAGGACCGGTTACATTTGAATCAGCACCCATCTCGCCTTGTAAACCAGTAGAGCCAGTCGGACCTGTAGGTCCTTCAACAGTTGATATAGGACCTGTTGCGCCAGTAGCTCCAGTAGCGCCTATTTCTCCAGTAGAGCCTGTTGGACCAAGCGCTCCAGTTAGACCAATAAAACCAAGTTCACCCTGCGGTCCAATTGATCCCGTTGCTCCAGTAGCGCCAGTAGCACCAATTAATCCTTGTGAGCCAATGGGACCAGTAGGCCCAGCAACGCCCGTAGCGCCCGTAGCGCCTGTTACAGACGCGCCTTGTAAACCAGTTGCACCTGTAGGACCAACAGGACCAGCAGGACCTCTAGTACCAGTTGGGCCAGTAGGACCAGTTGAACCTAAACTTCCAGATGTGCCAGCAGGACCCGTAGATCCAGTTGCTCCGGTTGCACCAGTTGCTCCGACGGAGCCCGTTGCACCTTGTGGTCCAGTAGGACCTTGAACACCTTGTGAACCGCCTAGTACAGTTACAACTACAGGTTCAGAAGGGGTAACAATAATCTCATCGGCCATAGTTACTGAGTTACCTCTTCACTAAGGAATACTTGACCGCGAATATAAGTTTGGCGGAAGTCTGGGTCACTTAAAGATTCCGCTTGTAAATCCCAAAACGCTCTGCGTGGGATGTAGCGAGACTTATCACTTGGAAGTGACAGTCTTAATTTTTTAGTTGGGGCATCTTCAACAGTAATAACAAAAGTAGCCCAAATAGCAGGAGAGTTTGGAAATGTTCTAACCTGCGCTTTGAAAACTAAGTCATCAAAGTCTGTGTTATCTGGGAAGTCAAAGAGTGCATACCAAGAGTCTCCTTGGTTTAAAACAATGTCATAGATACCAACGTTAGTTGGAGGAGGTGTGCGACCCATTACATCGATTGGAGTATAGACACGATCTGGGCGTCGGTTATCATCAATTTCTTGAGGAACATAAACAGGTACAAGTTTATTAGTTATGCGGCTTGTGCGTCGCAGTATTCCAATTTCAATCCGCCACAAACCAATATTAAGCGCTGAAGATAAGTTCTTATACTGATCCATACGCTTTTCAATCATATTAGTTAACTGGTGGTAGCGCTCAGAACGTGGAATTGTCACACCGTCTGGAGCAAAGATATTAATATCAAAAGCGGCATCTGTAGAGAGAGCCCAGAGCGCTTCAATGACTGAAAGAATAACTAATGGGTAGTCTTCAACAGGGGGCAAGTTTGCAAGTGTTACGGCGCTACCAGTGTTGTTGCTTCGGTTGTGGATGTGCTGGCCCACAGCAGTGTTAACGTAGATCTCTAGGTCAGAATCTGAGAAATATCGGTAGTGGATACCTTCGGCAATAATTACAGCGTTGTTAGCTGGCGCCGTGGCAAAGTGAATAATCCCGTGGTCTTTTTCAAGGGTGTACTCATTTGGGGTAGGGACAGGGTTTCCATTGACCGTAATAGTTAATGTGATTGGGTCAATAGGTTTAAGTTTTAACTCAAAATCTTTTTTAGAGCCGTTTCCGGATAAAGTTACGGCGAACTCTTTGGGTAGATCACCAAGTTCCATACGAACTCTAGAGACAAGGTCAGATAAAATAGCCACTCTTGCTCCTTATTTGTTGGCACACTATAGGTACATAATCCCACGCGTGAACTATAAAAGTCTTTATAAACGAAAACAGCGGGTCCGAAGACCCGCCGTCACGTTGAAGATTAGTCTCAGATTACTCCTGCGAGATAACCTTTTTCTTTAAGGTGATTCGCAACAGCTGTGGTGACTTGGTACTTCTGCCCCGCTTTAAACGAGTAAGAGTTACCTGCACCAAGAGTCATTGACTCTACGTCAACAATGACGCGAATTTCTACTGTATCTCCATCTTGACTGCCAACCTTAGTAACCTTATCCACAACTACTGTTGGGCGATTAGGCTTGGTTGCATCAATAACTTCGGTTTCTAACTTGATCTGCGCTTGTGCTGTAGCGAGTGACATTGTTTCAGCGCTCTTATTGATTGCATCAATATTTGCTGCTGCAAGTTCATCACGTCTACGACCTGTTACGTCAGTTGGGTTTTTAGCCACTTTAATATCCTCCGATGTGTTGTCTGGGTTTAATAGAAGGGAGGCGATTAAGCCCCCCTCCCCTCTACTATTAAGTTTTTTAGTTGGTTTCTGCAAGAACAACAGACTGATCTGTAATTAGACCAAGTCCGAAGATTGAGTACCATGCAAGTGCGTGCTCACGACCGAAGTCTAGAATACCGCCATCGCGTAGTTCAACTGGAAGTGAGATTGCGTGACCGAATGCGTTATCTCCGATGAAGATAGCTGAATAACGATCTGAATCTCCATTACCTGTCTTTGTAGCAGGTGTGATGTAGCCTCCACCAGGTGTAACTGTCGGTGTTACTGCTGTGTCAGTTGTGTAGCCTCCACCAGCGCCACCAGCAACTTTTTCAACCTGTGTTGTTTCGATGAATACGCAATCGTATAGACGACCAATCTCACCTAGCATGAAGTTTCCTGGAGCAGCGTACTTTGTTACTTCGATGAACTCAGGATTGTCGCGTAGTTTACGTGACTGGTGTGGGTGCACGAATGCAACGTATGTCTCGCCCAAACGAGGGATGTTCTTTGTTGATAGTGTCTCAACAGCATCCTTAACTGTGTGGGTTGTGAGGTTGTATGCACCATCCATAGCGCCACGTGATGTACCTGTTACTCCATCTGCGTAGAAGTTGTTGACTGCTGTTAGGTTTGAGCGATCTTCACCGTAAATTGTTGAAGATGCAGCCATTAGTGTGTCGCGTGAAAGGTTATCTAGGTAGATAGCCATGTTACGACCGAGAAGACGTGAGGCTGAAGCCATTACGTCATCAAATGAAGCGTTAAGCAATAGTTCTGAAACAGCAAGAGCATAACCATGCTCTGTTACTGTGATTGAGAATTGCTGTGCTGTAAGCGCATTTGTCTGCATACGTACACCTTCGACAAGCGCTGAAGCGAAGCCAAGGTTGTTGTAACGCATGAAGTTAATTTGTAGACCAGGTGCAACACCAAGTTCAGTCTTCTTTACTGCAAATTGCTCGAAGCGAAGAATTGGTAGAGCTTGAAAAAGGATTTCCTTTGACCAGATCTGTTGAATTGCTTGTGTAAGCTGTGTGTTAGTACCTGAGTAAGCTGTTGGGGCCGCAGCGAGATTGCCGGTACCCGTGATTCCAGATGCCATTTAAATGTATCTCCTAAGTTGGATTGTGGATTAAGGGTTGCCGAACATGCCCTGAGTTACCCCGCGAGCTTTAGGGCTCATGAGTTTATCTCGATATTGTGCGTATTCTTGAACAGACATGGCTGCAATTTCTTGAGCCGTAAAGTTACGTTGCGCCGTATTAGTTTCCAATGGTCCGGATGGAGGCAAGGTTGCCCTTGTCCCCGTCATATCTCGACGTGCAGTTTGCATAGCTTGCTGCGCTGATTCGAGAATTCTTTGTGAGCGATCCTTCAACCCTGCGATGCTTGTTTCAATCTCTTCACGAGTATTACCCGCTAGAAGATCAACAAGCTCTGGCATGATTGCTTCTCGTTCTTGTTCTATCCGCTCTTGGCGGTAGTTCTGAAGGTCTGCGAAAGTACGTTCTTGCTCCAGTAGGGCGAAGGCTCGTTCACGTTCTTGACGTTCACGGTCCAACTGCTCCTGCCACTCTTGCTCTTTAACCTTTAGTAGTTCACGAACCTCAAGTTCGGACTCTGCTAGTTCTTTAGCCTTTGCTGCTTCTGCGGCTTCAAAATTAGCCGCGTCAGTTGCTTTGCGAGTAGATTCTTCTTCTCGTTCTTTCTTAAGAGAATTAAGTTCTTCCTTTAGATTTTCAATCTGTGGGTATAGCTTCTCTTTTTCCTGTGAACGAACTTTAGCCAAATCTTCTTCTGTGTAGAATTTACTCTTCACATCATCCGATACGGCGGTAGTAGCAGTAGGTGCGTCAACACCAGACAGTGTTACTACTGGGACAGTTGCTGAGTCAGTTGCAAATGCATCTGCGACAGTTGATTCTAAACTTTCTGACATAGTTATTCCTTTACATCCTAGGGGTCGTTTTACGAATGAGCCTTGGCTCGTAGCACATATGACCAAACATTGTTAAGCAGTACTAATTTTTCTATTAAGTACAAGAAATGTCAGCGTAAACGCTTACTTTTCGTACTCTTCCGGGACACGTCTCTGAGGGAGTTGTGTTCCGTAAGCTTCAGTTACTAAGCGGTTTCTTAGACCCGCTTCTCCTGCCTGCGTCATCTGCGCGGCTTGATCAAGTATTGGACTTGGGGAGTTAGGCTGTCCGCCAGCTGGTACACCCGAGGTTGGATCAATAATAGGTTGTCCCGCAGCGCCATCAGCACCCGGCATCATTCCAGTCAAACTCATGATTTCTTGAGCAATAGCGTTCTTAACCATCTGTAGAGCGCCATCAGCCTTGGCATCATCCATAAGTTCTTGACGAATCTCATTGAGCTTCTCAGTAGGGAAGGCTTCACCTAACGTACGCAAAGCGCCTTCTTTAGACTCAAGACCAAGGGAAAGCATAGACTGCACTTCGTTGAGGGCAATCAACTTATCTAAAGGCAGAGGTTGTGGAAATTGAATAACAGTGCGGTAAGTAATTGGGTCATTAGGGTCTAGTTGCGAAACCTGACCGTCTTTAATAGGTGTGTTGAACGCAGGGTTCCAAGTAAACATCTCTGGTTCTTTAACGGCTAAGTTCAAAAGAATAAGTTCGTTAACGCGCTCTAAACCTCTTGCGTACTGAATAATTTTTTGGTGGTAACGGTTCATCAAAGGCTGAAACTGAATAGCGAGTGCGACGCCTGATGTATTTGAGATAGGTTGTGCTTGACCAAGTGCTGTCTCAGGAACACCGATCATTTCATGCATTGACTTCTTTAGTAGAGCCATGAACTCCATAGCGCCCTTTAGTCCTTGAGATCCACCTTCAAGGTTTTCAACACGTGCTTCTTTAGGAAGTCCGCCCCATACCTTGTTAGCGCCTTTTTCTAACTGCGAAGCCTTCGCTCCAATGATGACTGTAACTGGCGCAGCGTGATAGTTAACAATATCGGCAACGTCAGTAGCAACCTCATTATAAGTACGGTTAATGCTAATAATATCGTTGCAATCAGACAAGCCCCAAGGAGAGCCAGAAATACGAACATTCGGAATGTGTACAACGGGAATAGTGCCAAGTGGGTTAGGGCGTGAGTCGATGAGTTCGTCGTTGATGTACTCTTCGATGATGTCATCCGTAAGGATTTCTGTGTAAGTAAATACTTGTCGCGTTCCTTCAAGAGAAGTCCCCCAAAAACGGTACTTAAGTTTAAAACGGATTAAGCGCTCGCGGTCATGCGGATGAAACTCTGGAAAACAAAAAGATGAGTTAAGAGGCAAAATACGGACACGACCGGGATGTAATCGACCAGCGGGATCTTTGTACTCTTCTTCATAAGCAACCTTGATAAAGCAGTCACCAGAGACTGTGCCTTGCTGACCAATTTCCCATAGAACTGTAGCTTTGTTGTTATCTACTTCCCATATTCTTTCAAGTAGGTCAGGAACAATTGCTTCTGTTTCTTTTGGTGAGCGGAACTGAACACCTTTACCAAAAGTAAAGTTAATAACAAAATCTGTAAATGCTCGATAATAGTTTAAAGCGATTTGGCTTTCGCCTGTTTGACGGCGGTATGAATAGTGGTGACCTAGATACATAGCCCAGTTCATTGAGTAACGGTTGAGGCGTGGCCCGTGTACTTCAAACTCTTCATCGGCTAGCTCTACAAGACCTAACGGAGAAATTGAGATAGTTAAGTCGCTTGACGCCGCCCTATAACTTGGCGGTGAGAAGTCGATTGAACTCACTTAATTCCTCCCAAAATATGTTAAGAAGATTATGGTAGCAGTCAAAATATTACAGCGTTTTATCGCTTAACCGCATCGCCTTTAATAAGTCCTAAGCCAACTTTTTTAGTGACTTTATGTAAGGACTTCTTTTCTTCTTTTTCTCTCTTCTCTGCTTCATAATCTCTATTTTTAGGATCAATGTCTTTTTTAGAAGTTACGTATTGCCCACCCATTTGACCGTACTTAGTATGAATCCAGTGTGCTGATGCAGGAGAATCTTTTGAAAACCTAGACTGCGCTTGAACACGAACCATGTTGTAGAGGCGTGGATTAGCTGGGATCTGTTTAGGACCCTGCTGAACGGATTTACCTGAGATCAGTGCCATGAATGCTCCTTAATAGGAATCTCGCTCCCTGCAACGTATTCGCCGTATAAACAGGGAGCGAGAAATCTACTTAGTTTTTAGTCGTGGACTACGGCTGGGTTAGCGGCTTCTTGATGCGCTCCGCTACGGAACACACGCTCGAAGTCGTTTGAACCGTGATCCGCAAATCCGCCTTGTGAAAACTCACTAAGGTTAGCTGGTGCTTCTACCCAAGCTGCAGAACCGACGTGTGCGCGTTCACGCATTGTCTCTTCAGCAGTCTTAGTGAACACGTTTGCGTTACGGTTTGGACGACCTGCTGCAGGCTGATATCCCTGCATTGCGCCTTTTGAAAATTGCTGTGGAACATCAGTATCGGTTGCGATACCTTCTTCAAAGCGTAGTGGTCCACGCTGTCCTGGAAGAGCTGCTGCAAATTTACGGTCGTAAACTTTGTCAGCAATTTCTGGGAACTTTGGGTTTGGTGAAATTGTCATTTATGACTCCTTATGTAAGGTTGAGGCCTCGGTTTAAAGTATCCATTATTACTAGAAAGTTCTCATAGTAAAGTCGTAATTATCTTCCATAAAATGGGGAAGAAGACATCTCGGCTTGAACCATGGTTAAGCCCATAGTAAGGGCACAGGCAATGGCTAAACTATCTGCATAGTCATCGTGGGCGTGGGCTTCATCTGGCGCATGGGCTAGGAAGTTGGGGCCCTGAAACTTAGTTTCTAAGTCAGTCATTTGTTGGTAAAAACGCTTCCAAGAACGAAGACGGCGGGTTTTTGCATGAGATGGCCATCCCACCATTCGTCTATCAATTAACGCTTTTAAGTGCTTCCAACGTTTAGATTGTTCTTGCTGACTGCTTCCAATTGAATGAACTTCAGCCCTAGGCAATAAAAGTTTAAGTCTTTGCGCTACGGCATCACCAACACCGTTAGCGTCTACACCTACCGCTAGTACATCGTAGTTGTGCAAGAAGTTAACGATTTGAAAGTACTGGTCTTCCCAGTCGTCCCCTTGAATTTCTAACCAGTTCAAAACCCGGTGGTCGTAGTACCCAAACTCATCTGGTCGATCCCAATCCACCCACACCACGGTTACAACAGTGGAGTCAAGTTTTCTAGCGGGGTCAACTCCAACTACTACTGGGGTTCTATGCCAAGCCTTAACAGTCTCTTGAGAAGTGTCACCTAACTCATCCATGATGGCTGAAGTAACGAACATACCTCGTTCAAGCAACCATTTGTTTGTG